CAAGGCGATTGCGAGTGCCTTGCTAGGTGCGGCGGCCGTCAACGCGCGCGCGTAGTCCCACGGGGACTGGGATCGATCATGCGAAAAGTCCCGGTCCCCGCCTCCCTCCTGCTCCCAGCCGATCGCGACCCCCTGAAGATCCCTCCCGGCTGGGGCTTCCGCCGCCCCTCGCTCGCCGAACTCGACGACCTCCCCTCGCTCCTCCACACCTTCCAAGTGTGGGAGTACCCCCAGTGGGGGCACAGGTACCTCTTGGGCATCGACCCCTCTGAGGGCCTCGGCCAGGACCGGGCGGTGATCGATGTCTTGCGCCTCCCCACCATCGATCTGCCCGCCGAGCAGGTGGCCCAGTTCATCTCCACGCGGACCTCGCAGCGCGACATCGCCTTCATCGCCGATGCGATCGGCAGGTTGTACAGGGATCGGGTGACTGGTCTGGAGGCGATGGCCTGCGTCGAGACCAACCGCGGCGATGCGGTGCAGGAGCTGCTGGACCTCCACTTGGGCTACCGCCACTTCTACCAGCGTGAGTACACCGACGCCTTCGACCCCTCGACCCGCCTCCAGAACAAGAAGGGCTGGTACACCGACCGCAAGAACCGCCCCGCGATGCTCCAATTCCTGCTGGACGCCGTGACGACCTACGACCCCCTGACCGGCGCGCCCGACCTCAAGGTCAACTCCCCCTTCACCCTCAAGGACATGGGGGACTTCAACACCTCCAGCGGGCTCATCGCCGACGCCGAGGCCGCCCCCGGCCAGCACGACGACTGTGTGATTGCGCTGGCGATTGCCAACTTCGTGGCCTACCGTCTCTTGGGCGGGGAGCGGGAGCCGCTGGCCGAGCTGCGGCGGCGCAAGCGCCAAGAGCAATCGCTGATCGCCAAGCGCGGCGGCGAGCGCCCCGACTGGCGGAACCTCCCCTACTCGGAGGAGGAAGTGGCGGCGCAGATGGGTCTGCTCCCCGCGGATCAGTCCGATCTCTCGGATCCCATGGACGATCAAACCGAGGGCGTGTGGGACGAGCGCGGGCGGATCTGGCTGGAGGATTTTCAGCCCTAGCCCCCGCCTGTTGTTCTCTGGTTGTTCGCTCCGCACGCCTCCGAATCGCACAACGCGAGTACAGACACCCGCCCCGGATTGTGCTAGTGGGCCTGCCGAGGTGTGCTAGCATCGCCCCTCACAGGAGGCTTTCCCCCATGGTCCCAACAATTGGACGGATCGTGCACTACCGGCTGGACGCGAACGACGTAGAGCAGATCAACCGGCGGCGGACGACAGGCAAGAGCATCGCGGATCGGATGAAGACGCGCGTGACGCGATTGGAGGCTGGTCCGGAAGAGGCGTACGCGTGGCCGGCTGGCGCACAAGCCCACATAGGCAATGAGGCGAAGGAAGGCGACACGTTCCCCATGCTGATCGTGAAGTGCTGGGGCGACACCGAGACGAGTTCCGTCAATGGACAGGTCTTCCTAGACGGCAACGACGTGCTCTGGGCGACCTCAGTGGCGGTCGGTGAGGGTCCCCGGACCTTCAGCTGGCCAGCGCGGAGCTAGCCATGCCCGCGCCCAGCCTCGGCCGCATCGTCCGCTACTTCGACCGCGACACTGATTACGCCGCGATGATCGTCCACGTCACCCCGGCCCCACCGCCACCGCCCGCCCCACCGTCCGGCGCCCAACCCGCCCCGCCCCCACCCTTCATCCCCACGGTCGATCTCCACGTCTTCGGCCACTTCATGCACAAGGGGGGGATCCACTACGTCACCGAGGTGGTGGAGGACCCTACCTGCAGCGTGGCCCGCACGTGGCACTGGCCGGAGAAGGCGAAGGAGTAAGCGGATGGACGCCCCCACCCTGTCCATGTTCCGCCCGGTCGCGGTGCAGATCGCCCCCGGGACCTACCGCCCGTTCTACCCCTTCGCCGCTGTGCAGATCCCCGACGCCCCCCTGCGCCTCGACGGCTGGCTCCACTGCCAGCCCGCCGACGCCTTCAACCGCTGGATCAAGGACACCAACGCCCCGGAGCTGCCCTCGCGCCAGAACCCGTTCATCTGGGTGGAGGGCCTCACCGCCGGGGATCGCATCGGGCAGTACCACACCGGGGCGAGCGTCGGGGATCTCCTCCCCGTCTTCCGGGAGCTAGCCCGTGGATAGCCCCGCCCCGGCCACCCTCTCTGGCCACGCGGTGCAGACCTCCCCGCGCGGGCGCACGCTGCTGCTGTCCAGCGAGACCTTGATCGCCCTGGAGGAGCGCGCCGGCCGCCAAGTCGCCACTGAGGAGGACGTACTGGTCCTGATGGATCGCCTTAGCTCGGTCAAGCTGGGCGGGATCCACCTCCCGTGGAACCCCGCCGCCCTCGCCGAGCTGAAGTACCACGCGCAGAAGCGGGGGAAGACGCCGGAGCTGCTCCTGCGCGAGATCATCCGCAAGCTCTCGCCGGAGATCCTGACGCACTTGAGCCTCGTCTGATGGCCGCCTACCGCGACTGGGAATGCGAGGCCTGCGATCTGGTGGTAGAGCGGCTCACCGAGTATCGGGTGATCCCGCTCTGCCCCACCTGCCGGGGGCCGATGACGTGGCTCCCCACCATCTCCCGCGCGTTCTCGATCGATAGCTTCAGAGCCCCGCTCGTACTCCCCGTACTGGGGGGCGTGGAGGTCACCAGCCTGCGCCAAGTCCGCGAGCTAGAGCGGATGAGTGAGCGCGCCGCCCGCAACGGCGAGGGCGAGCAGTATGTGGCACGGGCGTGGGCGCAGGAGCCGGGGAACCTGAGCGTGAGCACCCTCCCCGTCCCGACCCAGCGCGCGCCCAAGACCCGCGACGCCAAGGGTCGTGAGAAGGTCGGCGTGCGCGTGCATGCCGACGAGCCCTCCGTGACGCTCGGCCCCGGCCTGACCGGCCGCTCCTCCCTCAGCAAGGACGGATCCTAGTGGCCCTCTTTGGAGCATCGGGCATCATCGATCTCCCGCCCGTCACCGAGGACCTCCTCAAGCGCGGCATCGACGGCCGCGTCAAGTCCTGGCTCCTGGAAGCCGTCCAGGAAGGCGACCGCTTCAACGCCGACGACCCGGGCTACAGCAAGATCGACCGCGCCATGCGCTATGTGATGGGGGATCAGTACCCCGAGGAGGGCAAGCCCCCCTTCGCCTACCTCCTCCAGCAGCCGATCAACGAGCTGCGCAAGGGCGTGCAGGCCCATGTGAGCGCCCTCACCGACCTCAAGCCCACGTTTGCCTTCGTCAGCTCCAACCCTGCCTTCCAGTTCCAGGCCGACCTCCTCAACAAGCTGGTGGTGAACTGGTGGGTCGGATCGATGGCGGACGTGCAGCTCGGGAACGCCATCAAGTACTGCCTAGTGAGCGGTACCGGCGACCTCCTCATTGAGTGGGACCCCTCCGCCCCCGGCGGCGGCAACCACCAGGTCTCCGCCCGCGACCCGCGCGACACCCTGCCGATCCGCCCGGGGATGCACCAGTCGCCGCAGTTCTGGCAGGGGCTGGTCTTGCGCGAGGCCTGGCCGCTCCAGGTCCTCCAGTCCAAGTACCCGATGCAGGCGGCGCAAGGGCTGTTCCTGCCCACGCCGGATTCGTTCCTCTCGACCGTCAAGGGCTGGTTCACCCGCCGCGCCCAGCGCCCGCGGGTGGTCTCCCCCGGCGCGGTCTCCCCGCTCGATTTCCTCGGCGGCGCCCAGACCGCCGCCCGCCCCGCCCGCCCCGGCGATGTGATCTTCTTCCGCTGCTACCTCGACGACCGCACCACCAACCTGACCGGCAAGCCGATCGTGATGGGCGACCCCTCGGCCAACTGGGCCTACACCGTGCCCCAGGGTGGTCGCCTGTACCCGCAGAAGCGCCTGATCCTCGCGACTGACCGGGGCATCGTCTGGGACGGCCCCAACCCGTACTGGCACGGCCAGTACCCCTTCGCCCGCCTCAAGCTCTGGGACCTACCCTGGCTGTTCTTCGGCTCCTCGCTGGTGAACGACGTGATGGGCCTCCAGGACGGCATCAACGAAACCATGGGGGATCTGCGCCTCGCCTTCCGCCAGTGGGTGGACCGCGAGACCGCCTTCGATACCAAGCAGGTGTCGCGCGCCTTCACCAAGGCCTACGACGCCCGCAAGCCCGGCAACAAGATGAACCTCAGCTCGGCGATCTCGGATCCCGAGAAGGCGGTCAGGAAGATCGACGGGGTCCCCCCCGGCGCGCTCCAGTTCGGCCTTGAAATCTACCGGGAACTCGTCACCAAGATCCGCGAGCTGATGGGTACCGCGAATCTGGAGGCCCTCCTCAACATCCGCGGGCAGGTCCCCTCCGGCGACACCATGCGGACCTACTACGAGATGCTCACCCCGGAGCTGCGGCAGGAAGGCCGGATGGTGGAAGTGTTCATGCGCGAGGTCGCGCACCAGTGGACCTACAACACCTTCCAGTTCATGGACCGCAAGAAGCGCCTCCTGCTCCTGGGGGAGGCAGGCCTCGCCCTCTCGGACTTCGACTTCGACCCCGACATCCTGGTCCCCGGG